GGAAAACGCACAGGTATTTTGGCTGTTGAAGGTAAATTGGAAAAAGTGTTGGGCAAACAAGACGGTGTTCTTGTTGTTAAGGCTGCTGACCGCGATGCTATCCTATCAGAGATCTCTGCTAGAATGGCACGTTACGAAAAGATAGATCCTGAGCTGTACGATGAACTTAGAGCGCTTCGTACGGATGTTAAAGAAATCTTTAACAAGGGTCTGGCACCGGGTGACGAGATAATGGACCAGTTGTACTTTTTGGATTCTAAAACAAGAGATATCCTAGAGAAGATGACTCGTACATACGATCAGATAGTCACACCAAACGATTTCCAGCGTATTGCAGAGATCATGAGTAAGCACTTGGCCTCTCAGGTTCCTATCTTACAAGATTTTACCAAATATCATGGGCGGCTGGCTGAAGACTTTCTCCTGAATGCTAAGCCGAAGGACAGTGCTTTTGATTTCAGTAGCTTGCTACAGACAGCAATCTTTGGAAATAGAGTTACACCACCTCCGAGGCAGCCAAGATGGTTACTTAACATTCTAAGAATAAAGAATGAAAATGTTAAGCAGCAACTTCTTAGGAAAATACCAGGATACGTGCCGGGTACTGTGCTTGATAATTTTATAAGTGGTGTAAAAGCTCCTATACGCAGACGTACTGGTTTGAAAGTTGGTGATCTGTCAATTTATGGTGAGGACCTTCTAAAAGGCGTCGAAATAGGCTACAAGAATAGTTTAGAAAAAGAATGGGGCAATGTGCCCTCTGTGAATTTCGATGGTGTCGTCCTAGAACAACATTATACACAGGTGTTCGAAGAGAAACTTATGTATAAAGACGCTGATGGAAAATGGGTGACGAACATTCTGCAAGTGCCTCAAAAAACATTTGGAACGTGGTGGGACGAATTACGTAACCACGATAACAAGATAAATAATATCACGGACGTCATGAAGGCTAGGACAGCATATGGCGTCTCTAGTAATCATAGTAATGACGCCACTATTGTCAAGAATTTCCATCTGTGGGGTAAAAGGAATAATATACAGACATCCACTATCCATGACGCTTTCTTCGCGAATGCCGCAAACATGCTATCGGCTAGAGATGGAATACGCCTTATATATGCTAACGCTGTAGACTCACAAAGTATTCTAGCTACGCTAAATGAAATGAGAGCGCGTGGTTTTCCAAAAGAATTATACGACAAATATCTAGAAGAGGCTGTCCGACTCGGACTTATTCCTGTGGCAAATAAATCTGTTGTCGGCGGCCGGGTTATAACAGACAAAGATATACTTAAAAAAGAAGATGTACTGAAACCAGTACCTAAGAATTTTAGGGAAAATCTTTACTTCTATGGAGTTGGTTGATATGGCAAGTGTACTGCAAAAAACAGGCAGAAAAATGGACGCTGCGTGGAGAGAAGCAATTAGTCGTGGTAAGAGGGTCTCTCCGCTGTAGATAAGAAGGTTACGAAAAAGTTTGGTAAGAGTTTAGATAAAAAATTGCAGAAATCTGCAAATCGTACAAGATAGCTTGTATACTTATTTCAATAGTGTAGTCGTACTACATTTTTTTTTTTTCAGAGATCATGGTTGTACCAGGGTCTTTTATTAACTAGGCTGTGCCTAATAGGAGTTTGAAATGACGGATGATGTTAAGATTGACCCGAGTGCCGAGGCACAAGTAGCTGAAGCTCAAAAAGTCGAAGCCGCTGTAAAAGCAGCTGAAAAAGCAGCAGATGATGCGATGAAAGAGGCTAACGCAAAGGCGGAGGCACTTAAATCGCAAAGCTCTGGAACAAAAGCTGACAGCGAAATGATTTCCAAATTGGTTCAAGAAAGACTTGACGCAGAGTTAGCCAACATCAAGAAATCGCTGGACAACGCGTACAAACAACGCGATGAGTATCAAGCAAAGGTCGCAGCATTCGAAGCTAAAGAAAGAGAAGCTACAGTAAAACGACTGAGCGAAGAAGGTAAGTTTAAAGAAGCTTACGAAATTCAATTAGCCGAAGAACGCGCTGCAAATGCAGCACTTGCAAAGCGCAACACGGAGCTTAGCCGTGATGTAAATGTACGTGAAGCATTGCGCAGTATGTCTTTCAGAAATGACAAGGCAGCTGAGATGGCGTTCAAAGAAATTACCGGGAATCTTGTGCAGGACGATAAGAAACAATGGATTCATCGTTCCGGTATTTCTATTAAAGAATATTGTGAAGCTTTTTCTAAGGATGAGGAACAATCTTTCTTGTTCAAGGTCAAATCAAACAGTGGTGGCGGCTCCACCTCCTCTGGTAGAGGTGAAATACTTGCCGATGTAAAGAAACCAAAATCGCTCTTCGATATGACTCAGTCTGAAGTTTTAAAACTAGCAGCTGAGGGTAAGTTGGGCAAACATTAACTTTTAGGATACTTAAATGGCTGAAATTCTATCTAACGTAAATGGTTCGGATACTTATGCGTTGCAAGCGGCTCTCGGCGCTTACAGCGATGAGGCTTATACTAACGCGCGTAAATTATCCGGTACCGGGATCGTGGGACCTAATCCCAACATTGATACAAAGACTGAAACGTTTATTGGTCAAGTTCGCTGGTTCAAACCGATCACCGCCATCGTGAACACGGTGTCGCTGGATAATAGTGGCAATGGCACTGGCTCTACCTATACGTCTGACTTTTCTACGTATGTAAAGACCGTTCGTTCGCATGGGGCTACTAATGTGAATATGTCGCAAGTTGTGACTCAACAAGATGGTCTCGCAAAGATCTCGCGCGATTTTGGTGAGACTCGTGCTCAGAACGAGCATGACCAAATCTTGGCAGTCTTGAAAGGTGTTGCAGCGTCCGAAGCATTGCTAGGGCTTCGTGCAGGTGGTCTCGGCGGTCAAACCTTTGACAACGATCCAGCTAGTACGAACCATGGCTTCTATGTGGATCTTGGCGCTGGCGTTGCACCTATTGGTGCGGCTTCTGCCTCAAGTCAAGGTGCTCAGCGTGCTGAGAACTTCCTTAGAGCTATCGGTATGGCCTGGAAAGACTATGAGCCAGACTATGCGTACCTTATTGTCTCTCCTGAGACGTTGGCATCGCTTCGCTCGGCAAACCTGGTGGATGAGACCAAGGTCACTGAAGCCAATGTGAAGTTTGACACTATCTTCGGTGGTAAGTTCCGTCTGATCCAAACGCGAGCTGCTCAAGGTTTCACCACGGCGCAATTGGCCAAGTTGAACAACGGCGCTTCTGCTGGTATTGGTGGTACCAAGACGTCATTTATCGTGTTGCCCGGTGCGTTGGCGATGGAAAATCTGGACGTTCCGAGTCCTGTCGAGATCTATCGTGATGCTCGCGCCTACAATGGTGGCGGCTCCACTGATATTTGGTATCGCTGGGGCAATGTGGTTCATCCGGGTGGCTACGATTGGGCTGGTGCTACTACCAAGTTCCCGACCAACGCGGACTACATGGCTGTTAAAGAAGGTGCTTCGTATGTTGCGATTGAATCGCTCACAAGTGCGGATGCATCAGCCGGTGTCTGGACGCGTAAGGCGTCTAGTGCTCTTAGCCTCGGCATTCTCCCGATCTTTCACGCGTAACCAAAATGGCTCTTGCAAAAGGGGTAAATTCATACGTTACCGTTGCGGAGGCGGAGGCTTACTTCGAAAATCGACTGGACGTGGCTGCTTGGACTTCTGCTGTTGCAACTCAAAAAGAGCAATCGCTAATCACAGCCACGTACCTGCTTGATGATCTTGTATGGGTAGGTACTGCGCTGAATACGGCGCAACCGTTGGCTTTTCCACGTAGCGGCTATTACTATGATCCTAAATATGGCACTACGTTGACAATCGACGGCGTTCCTGACAGAATTGTGAGAGCCACTTTCGAACTTGCGCATCACTTGTTAAGTAACGATGGTTTGTTAGACGATACCGGAAAAATATCGAGTCTCTCGGTGAGCGGTATCAGTCTAACTACTGTAATACCGCCTAGCGTAATACCTCGAAACGTTAGACAGATAGTGAGTCCCTTACTAGCAGGTGGTGGTCAATCTAATTGGTGGAGAGCTAACTAATGAGTCGTACCTCTGTTATTAAGAATGGCGTCAAAAAAGCGTTTGCGATGGCCGGTGACATAGTTAAAACAGTCGTACTTACTCAGAGTAAAGGTAACTCTTTTGATTTCGCGAGTAATGATATTGTTACAGGCACAATAAGTAGCAAACCAATACAAGGCCTCCTGGTTACACACAGAAGAAACAGGGATGATACCAAAGTGTCTGTTCAACAAGATTTTTTATTTCAATCTACTGATTTGGATGAAATATCACCCTACGATACAATAACCGATTCTGATGGAAACGTTTGGAAGATGGTGTTGCCTTTTAGAAATGATGGTTTTATCGTTACAGTGAGTGTGAACAGGAGTCAGTGATGGGTAAGTATTCGTATCTGGAAAACTCAATTTATGCAATATTCGGATCTCCGGAGTGGAAGTCAGAAAACATAAAGACATATCCAACTAACTATATCGGTGGTGGTTCTGAGTTTATACGGGTTAGCATTATCGTAAGTGGATACCCAACAGCAAATCCACCAAGATCTGCTAGTGGACAGATTATAATTGATATATTCACAGTCGCTGGACAGGGCTCAAAACGCTCAGTCTCAATAGCGGATAAGCTGGATACATATCTAGCAGGTAAAACGATCACCACTGAATTTGGGACGACACAATTAGGAGTCTCCAGCTTAAGTGGTGTAACGTTGGATGGTACTGACGCAAGTTTAGCTAGAGCGTCTTACTCAATTCTTTTTAACTTTTTTGGAAATTAAATATGGCACATATTAATTCTATCGGTTCGGCTATGTTCTCTGACCTGTCGGTAAGCATGCTGGCAACACCCTTAAACGCCGTTGACATCGCGGGTTTGAATACGGCAGATGAGTGGATGGGACTGTTCAAAGCAGAGATTCCAACCACAGGTACTAAAGTCGGTTCGGTTACTACAACCGGCGGTTCGGCCACAGCCTCCGCTGGCGCTACGTTTGTACGTATCAGAAACGCACGTACTTTCCCAGCAATGGGTACACCGGCGAATATCGTCAAGGTTCCGACTTATGGCTCGAAGACATCCAGCTCCATTCAAGGGCAGGCCGATGCTCCGCAATTGGAAATCGATATCAACTATATTGCTTCTGAATGGGCCAAGCCAGCAACCGGTTCGTATACGATCGGTGACTCTTTGCTAGGTGAAGCTGTTGGTAATGGTGTTCAGTATGCTTTCCGTTTCACGTTGCTTAATGCCGAACCGACAAATGCGGTTTATACGTCTATTGCGGACGGTCTAG